TTCCAACGTTCGCTTACGGAGGAAGTGCTTCACACAAAAACTAAACTAGACTTATTGTATTGAAAATATAGCTATAATCTGTGTATCACTTCTTTATAGGCTGGTTTAAATCTGATGTCGACAATAAATAGGAAAAATCAGCTCATGTTTTGTTGTATAACGTTACTTTTCTCAATGTTCTCTAGAACCTCGTCGATGAAAAGCGAACGATAGTGCGGACATTCCAGTACACCCTTTTCTTTCGCTTCCCGGTATACCTTGGAGAACAGTTTTGCTTTCTCCTTGTCGGTGGTCGGCAACTTATCTATGGGAGTGGCAAGGAACCGACACCCCCAGCCTTTGCAGGTAGGGGTGAGGGAACAATGGTTTGGAGTTTTCCACTGACATGAGCATTCGGTAATTATTTGATTCATATTTGCTATAATCGAATTGACATCAATCTTTGTGCTCATACATGTCTATTGTCTTGAAGAAATCATCCTCGTAATTATAGATGTCATCTAGGGTTTCAATAACATGTTTCACATCTTTCTTGTTTTCATCAATAGTGGCTACATACTTAGTGGCTGTATTGAAATACATACGACAAATAGGTTTGCGATTGTTGTCATCAAGCAGAATACTGAAATAAGTCTGTGCATCACGATATACTATGCGGGATATATCTACTTTCTTTCTACAGATAGCTTTTACAATTCTGTATGCATCTAACTCTTCTTCTGTAGTGACAATCTTGGATTCTGTATTTACTTCTTCTGTAGTCTCTTCTGATGTGTTTCCACTGTTTTTTGTTTGGCTTTCCTCTATTTTGGAATCACTAACTGTCAAAGCTCCTTTCAAACGGTCATTAATAATATCGTTGATATGTGAAGAGATAGCGCGTTTGACTAAAGGTGTGAATTGGTCTATTATATTTTGAAGCATTCTACCTTCATAAACTTTGGTAGCAAACATTTTCACAAAATCAGTGCTAGGCGAGGAGAATTCTTCTTGGATAATAGCCTTTAATTCTCCCATGTACTTTAATTCGCTGGCTGAGTTCAGAATATTGTCCACATCAAAGTATGATTTATGGAATTTTTTCAGTTCCTCGATTTGATTATCCCTTAAATCCGTAATATCCACTTCCAAAAAAGGCTTATCATCCATTATATTGGGTTCTTTCAAATCTGTATAGAAGCGGTAGATAATTCCATTGGTCAAAAGTCCGAACTTAGCTTTTGATACGTTGAAATAGCGTAGTAGTTGGTTATCATGTAGGTTTAAATCTTGCTTCCAATGCTTACATTCAATCAGCAATATAGGCTGGTCGTCCTTCATGATGGCATAATCAATCTTTTCTCCTTTCTTGGTCCCAATATCGCAGGTCATTTCTGGCAATACTTCCAAAGGATTGAACACATCATATCCCAGAGCATTAATAAAGGGCATGATGAAAGCATTTTTAGTAGCTTCTTCTGTCTGAATGTTATCTTTCAGCTTTTCAATTCTATCAGCAAGCTGTTTAATAGTGTCTTTAAAATCCATAGTATTTTACTTTTTAGATTGATATTATAGTCTCATATTGCGTTCAACAACCTTAATCACGTTGTATATCTCCACTACATCATCAAGGTTAACGGTGTAGTCATTGAATAACTCATTGAGCGAGTGGCAGGTGATATTACCTTTATCATCTTGGGCCGTGATTTGCTTGATGGATATGCCGTTTGTACGGTGTACAATAACGAAGTACCAGTCGTTAATATGAAGTTTGGGAAGCCAAAGGTCACGTCTTACTTCCCTTGCTAAAACCTTGTCACCATCGCAGATGGCAAGCCTGCTGTTGTCATCCATACTGTCACCTTCTGCTTCAAATATGCGGTATTTTCCGTGATAGGTCTTATCTACGATTACCGGCATTGTGGGCAAGGTGTCTATATATTCGGTATCTCCATATCCGGCGAGATAACCACATTGTGCTTTGATGTGTATAACGGGCACGTTCATGTAGCTTAAATCGTCAACTGGGCGGGCGTTGGAGTGGTACGTCTGTGATGGAGCATCGGTAAGCATATTTCCTTCACCGGTTAATAACCAAGATAGTTGAAATTGAGGATATACTTTTATAATAGCATTAGCTAGTTGAGAAGAGACTTTCTTTGTTTTACCTTTTTGGAGGTCAAATATTCTTTGATAAAGCACCCCTATCTTCTCAGCCAATGTTGGAGCTTTAATATCTAATTCAGATAAAACACTATTTATTATTTCTTGGCCTGTCATGTGATAAGATTTTTCTTATATTTGCATTGAATTTAATACATACATAATTATGTTTGATTGGTTAATGATTGCTGCTACTTTATATATCCTTGTATATATAGCGGCCACTATCGCTGCCTTTATCTTTGTCTGGAAAATATTCAAACGTCTTTTCAGAAAGTAAAAAGTAATTTTGAGGGTAAATTACTGGAATGGAAAACGACAGAGAATTTCCATATTTACCCTCTGTTTTTGCATTCATTCCAGCTGACAATACCCTCAATCCACCTTTCCCAGATACATTAGTTTCATTGTTTTCTTCTACATACACATTAAATCTTATATCTTGAACTAAAGGAATTTGATGTGTTGTCCTATCGTTTACTCTACTTGCTGATGGGCTTACAATGAATCCTTTATTCAATAATTTAATATTCGATTCAATAATCCCATCTGCGATGTTCTCTAAAGATGCCGTTATAAAGTCCTTTAATTCCATAATATTAATAAAAGTTAAATATAAGAATATTCTTATATCATTTCTTGTATTTGATATAAGAAAAATCTTATCTTTGCAACATCAACGTCAACAACGACTACAAAATAATGAAAAATAGTTGAGTTGGCAAAATTAAAGTAATACCTAAAAAGGAGTAAGACAATGAAAAAGTACGATTTACACAAGATTATGAAAGCGGCTCACGAGATATACAGAAAGTATTTCAAGCTATACCAGCTTGCTCACGGTGTACAGACTTTCGGTGATTGCTTGAAACTCGCTTGGGCTAACGAAAAGAAACGTGTTGCTGATGAAGAAGCGAGAAAGGCTGAGAAAGAAGTAATGAAAGCAGCTTTGGTACGACCGGAAAGAAGAAGTTCTTATGATTACTGCAACGCTCCAGCTTCAGCTTACTACAATCAGAACAGCAAAGGTGCCTTTGGTTCCCGTTACGTAGGCGATTAAGATAATTATTCGCAGAAAAGGCAGCTACATATACCATGCAGAATAGCTGTACGCTTAACATGAATACTTGCGCAAGTGGCGTGCAAAGCCTTGCATGGGCGAATTGAAAGATTCTCCGTCCGGTCATTGAGCCTACCCTTTGATGGGAGATGGAGAACGAAATGGAGTGATTGCCCTAAGCAATCCGTTCCAGAAAGCGATACTGGCGCTTACCCTCAATCCCAGCATAGAGGACGCGAGAGATACCCGGAGTAGCAAGAATTTGCGACGATGTCTGAATGGAAGTTCAGAACGAGCGAAAGATTTGCAACGGTGCGAAATAGGAAGCCGACATGCCCCGAACGGTCATGCAGCGAAGTACAGTAGCTGATAACTCCGGTGGGAAGAGCAGAGAGAGCTTATCGGGGCACGAATATTAATCATTAAAATTTATAACGATGAAAAAGCGAATAATCACAGAAAACTACACTCCGGCCTTGAGAGATATGGAGGTAGGGGAAGTTCTAACTTTTCCGGTTAAGGCGTATAACTCCATAAAGGGGACAATTATCCCCCGATTGAGATTGGAGTTCTGCGTTGAGGATGCTGACTGGAAAGTAGGGGAGGTTAACAAGAGGAAAGGTATTTTTGATGTGGAAAGGGTCGCATGATGATTTCCCTTTCTCCTACGGAACTGCTTGTCGCGAATGAGTACTGCAAGGGGCTTGCCGACAAGGAGGTGGCAGACAATCTGAATAAATCGGTTTGGACTGTCAAGACCCAGAAAAGGGCGATATATCGGAAGCTGGGTATCTCCAAAGATACGGAACTGCTTCTGTATATGATTTGCGATAGGCTTAAGCGTGATTTTGACTTGAAGGAATTGCGCAGGCACGGACTTGAATTCCTCTTCTCTATTTTATTCTTATTGATGCAGGTTACTTGTAATGATATTGACTTACGGAGAATGAGAATACCATCACGGGTACGGACAGCCATGCGATATATAAGGACTGGCCGAAAGAATAATAACGACTTTATTTTTTAACGGTATGCTATACGAAGTGAATGGTGATTTACGCAGTTCCATGTTGATTGACGGGACCGCGGAGGCGAGATTGGCAGACATCCTCACTATTATGGATAAGCGCACTTTCCCAAAGAGAGAATCTGAAAAAATAGTAGGAGGTCCGGGCAGGTTAAGAGCGTTGGTAAATGCTCAAAGAGTGAGAGTTGAGTATAAATCTAATGGGAGAAGCTATTACAATGCTTCGGATGTGTTGAGCTTTGCAAAAGTAAGAAAGGGAAAGAACAATGAAAAGAAGAATCATTATAAACGTGCTACTGCTTAATGTATTGGCACTACCATGTTTATTGATGTTTAATGATGTAGACTCAGTAACGGGAGACTGGAATTATGGTATAAACCTTTTTGGCCTTGTGTATTCGTATTGGTTTTATCACAATGTCCTGAAAAAGGTGTTCAAGATATAGACCTCAGCGGAGGAAGTGTTTCACACATAATTAGATTGATTTAGAATTAGACATGGGAGCTGTCTCTACTCGTGAGAGCAGGGACAGACACGGGCAATTAGCTCAGCTTGGTAGAGCGGTACATGTAGTTAGTATTGGTAATTTGTCATGGTATTGTTTAAAGGTTTCATGTACAGGTCGCGGCGTTCAAATCCCGCATTGTCCACAAGCTTTTTATTGTTTAATCTATAATTCCGTTGTAAAGGACAACGTGAGGTGAGAGTCCTCATTTAAGTTTTTATTTTGCTTTTGTTTTAAGTGACTATCCCGGTGTGGCTTGACCGCCTATCCGGGAGCAACTTTGTTGACCTGCTTGCCTGGTCTGTGAAGATGGGGTGGGTGAACATGGGCGTTCGGTGTAATGGCTAACACACCTCATTCGAGGAGACTGGCGGTTCGAGCCCGTCAACGTCCACAACCCAAGAGAGGGCTATTTAGTAGTTTTGTCGTGTTTTATTTTTTGTTTGTGTTTCAAGGTGAACGGTTTGTGAAAATAGTTCACCTATTCTGGGAACGTAGCTCAGTGGATAGAGCACCGTGTGTGGTGGAAGGTTGAGAGTTCGATTCTCTCAAGTAGATTCTTAGCTTAATGGGAGAGCACCACAAGCGGCGGTCGGTGGTTCGAATCCATCCGTTTCTACAAGCCTTTATGAGAGAAAATCCGCTTTTAGTCCGAGAGTAGGGCGAAGATAGCGCAGGGAATCATCCGCGCGGCATCGGTTAGCCGTTGACTCTATCTGAAAGGTAATGCGAAATCGGATAGGATTAGGAGTATTTGTCGTTTGCGCCCCGGAGAATACGCTTCGGGGCTTTCCTTTGGCTATTTTTTTATTAACCACTTTAATATTTTCTATTATGGGACTTATCAAAAGACCTAACGAGCTGACCGTTAAGACTACCTTGTCAGCACTGATTTACGGCCAACCTGGCATGGGAAAAACAACTCTTGCATTATCGGCTCCCAATCCGGTATTGTTCGATTATGACGGCGGTATTCACCGTGTCAATGCCGCCCATCGTGTACCGACCGTTCAGATTACAAGCTGGGACGAGACGAACCAGGTACTTTCGTCCGAAGAAATCAAGGAGTTTTCCACTATTGTGATTGATACTGCCGGAAAGATGCTTTCTTTCATGGATAAGGCGATTATGGCAGCGAATCCGAAGATGAAGAAAGTGGATGGTACCCTTTCCCTGCAGGGTTATGGAGTACGTAAGAACATGTTCATCAACTTCGTTAATCAAGTCACACTCATGGGCAAGTCTGTTATCTTCGTGGCTCATGAACGGGAGGAGAAAGTAGGCGACGAAAAACAGATACGTCCGGAGATTGGCGGTTCGTCCGCAGGTGACTTGATTAAGGAACTGGATTTGGTTGGTTACATGGAAGCTATCGGTAAGGACAGAACGATTTCTTTTGACCCCTGCGAGAAGTTCTACGGGAAGAATACTTGTAATCTTCCTTCACGTATCAAAATTCCCGTAATCATTGATGAGTCTGGTACCGTAACGGGTGAGAATGATTTCATGACGAAAATCATCAGTACTTATAAGGAGTATCAGACGAAGCAGACGGAACTATCTTCCGAATATGATGCGGTTCTTGATGCTATCCGTGACGCAGTGGAACAAGTGACTGATACACAATCTGCCAATTCTGTTCGGGAAGCTTTAGATACCATGACGCATATCTTTGACAGCAAGGTACGGGCAGGCATGATGCTCAATGAGAAGTGCAAGAGACTTGGCTTGAAGTTTAACAAACTCAGCAAAAGGTATGAACCAGCAGCCTAAATACAGATTCTACCCGTCACTGCTCGATAAATTCGAGCAATATTTGCGGGCTGATGAGCAGGTAGAGAGCTTCTGGAATGTCGATAATGAAACGGGAGAATACAAGAAAAGTCCGGAAGAAATTGAAGCGGAGCTGAAGCAAAGCCTACTTGATGCGATAAACCGTGTCCCGTTTGAGAGTGAGGCAGCTGATAAAGGAACGGCCTTTAATGCTGTTATAGACTGCTATATCCACAAGAAAAAGCATATACCAAGCGAACGGGAGCCATACACCATTATCGGTGATGGAGAAACGAATACCATTCAGGTATATTTTCCTGCTACTGATATCGCGCCAGAGCGTAATTTCTTATTTGACCGTAGCTGGTGTATAGAGCAGTCGAAGTATTTCTCCGGTGCATTGTCCCAAGTCTTTGTGTCCGCAGTCATTCCCACTCGTTATGGTGATGTGGAGCTTTATGGGTATATAGATGAGCTCGTTCGTGATACCGTATATGATATCAAGACAACATCTAAGTATGATTTTGGCAAGTATGAACACGGCTGGCAGCGCCATGTATATCCTTACTGTTTGATTGCTTCCGGTCAGATGGAAAGCGTGAAAGCGTTTGAGTACACTGCCTATCAGATGAAGGGCGGTACCAGCCGGACGCCACTAATTAGCGGAACGCAATACCCGGAATACTACACTTATAACCATGAACAGACGATTAAGCTGCTTACGGCACACTGCGAGCATTTCATAGAGTTTTTGGAAGCAAACCGAGACATTATTGCTGATAAAAAAATCTTTGGATTAGAGTAATGGCACAAGAAGCAATTCTGGAAAAGGTCAACGGCGAGGTACACATAAGCAAGTCTTTTGACTTCATGTGTTCCCAGCTTCGTAATGGTCGGTATCGTGTAAAAATCGAAAGGTTCACAGAGCCAAGGACGATGTCACAGAATGCGCTTATGTGGTTGTGGTTTACTTGTATTGAGCAAGAGACCGGGACGGACAAGCAGGATGTACACGATTACTATTGTAACCGCTTTCTCAGAAGGACTTCGTATTTCAGAGGAAAAGAAATGGTCATTACCGGAAGCACATCGAAGCTCAATACAGTGCAGATGACTGACTTTCTAAATAAGGTTCAGGCCGATGCTGCTGCCGAACTGGGAATAACGCTCCCTCTTCCGGCTGACCGTTACTATAACGAATTTATCAACGAATATAAAGACAGGAGGTAGAAATGAATATCACCAAAGCAAAAATCAAGAAAGACAACACGCTTGTTGCCTCTTTCAAGAACGAGAATGAGGACAATGTAACCATTGAGGGAAAGAATCTTATCCATAAGGATTTGCGTGCAGCGTTTAACGAATTGATTCCTCACCTTGCTTTCCTCTGTGAGCAGAAAGAAGCTGATGGAAAGGACTCCATAGATGAACTGCCGGAAGAAATCTTCTCTACATTCGAGGTCACGGGCTACACAGTTAGCGGTTCGGATGACAATGAAGGTGTGGTATTGGTTGGAAAACGTTTTCTTAAAAGTAAGAAGGTGCTTAACCTTATAGCTCCGTTTACCATGTTCAACAATGAGAACGAGGAATATAAGCATGCATTCGAACTGCAGCAGGCAATTGAGGCATGTAATTATGAGGTGGAACAGTATCTTACCGCTAAGAAATGGGCGGTAGTCCAGCAGGAACTTCCGTTCGATGGGGATATTCCTACGGACATTGCAGCCGACCCGGTGGGAGATGCTGCATTTGAAGAGGAAGCGAATGAGTTCCTTAAACAAGTGGTGGAACAGAGTGGCACTACTCTAACGATTGACGGGAAGAAAGTGAAGCCGCGCAATAAAAGTAAAAAAGTGAAGATTAAAGAGCCGGCAGCTTGATATGGCAGCACCTTTTTGTATCACCAAATATCCGGACGGCTTCAAACTGAAATTCATGTATCATCCGATGTTGGTTAAATGCGTGAACAATATTCCATCAGTCAAGGCTAACGCAAAGAAAGCATATCTTTTCAATGAAAAGGCGTGGTGGGTTGACTTGGCTGATGAATGGTATGTTGATACAATGGCGAAATGGGCGGTACAGCAGGGATTCTGCGGTTCCGTACAACGGTCGGAGCAAAGAAAGGCTGATATAAGCTTTGACATTGCTCCGATGCCGCAGCTGACCGTTTCCCACGGATTGCTACTTGAACCGTACGATTACCAGAAGGAGGGCATAGCCTATGCTCTGGCCCATAAACGGTGTATCTTCGGTGACCAGCCGGGACTCGGTAAGACCTTGCAGGCAATAGGCACGGTGACGATTGCAAAATCCTATCCGTGCCTTGTTGTATGTCCGGCAGCACTTAAAATAAATTGGCAGCGTGAGTTCAAGAAATTTGCTGGAAAGCAGGCGCTAATCCTTGATGATAAGAACAAAAATACTTGGCAGCGCTTCATTGAAACCAAGTGTTGTGACATCTTCATCACTAACTACGAGAGCCTGAAAAAGTTCTTTGTATTGGATGTGAAGAATGATACGCGGTTTACGCTGAAATCAATCACCTTTGACCCACGTATAACCCTTTTCAAGTCTGTAATCATTGACGAGTCGCATAAGTGCAAGTCTACCAAGACCCAACAGAGTAAGTTTGTTGAGGGCATCTGTAAGGGCAAGGATTTCATTCTTGAACTGACGGGAACACCGGTAGTAAACGATAATACTGACCTTATACAGCAACTTAAGATAATGGGACGGTTGGAGGATTTCGGAGGGTATAGGACCTTCACCGAACGTTTCTGTAATGGGCCGAAGAAAGCCTCCAATCTGAAAGAACTGAACTGGCGCCTTTGGAATACCTGCTTCTTCCGGCGTGAAAAAGCCAAGGTATTGACCCAGCTTCCGGACAAGACGAGGCAGTATATTGAGATGGATATCACCACACGGCTTGAGTATGAAAAAGCGGAAAACGACCTCATACAATATCTGCGTGTCTACAAGAATGCGGATGATGAGAAGATAGCCAAGTCCATGAGGGGCGAGGTGATGGTCCGCATGGGAATATTGAAAGCCATTTCTGCGCGTGGAAAAATCAAGGCGGCTGCCGAATTCATACATGACGTGATAGACGGTGGGGAAAAGTTGATTGTCTTTGCCTACCTGAAAGAAGTGGTAATGGAGCTGAAGAATATGTTTCCGAAAGCAGTGACTGTTACCGGCGAGGATAATGCTGCCCAGAAGCAGATGGCTGTGGATGCTTTCCAGAACAATCCGGATTGTACGTTGATTATCCTTAACTACAAATCGGGCGGTACCGGGCTCACCTTGACTGCTTCCAGCCGTGTAGCCTTCATCGAGTTCCCATGGACTTTTTCTGACTGTGAGCAGGCGGAAGATAGGGCACACCGTAATGGGCAGAAGAATAACGTCAACTGTTACTATTTCCTTGGCAGGAATACCATTGATGAATACATGTATGGTGTTATCCAACGGAAGAAAGGCATAGCTAACGGTGTCACCGGAACGGACGATGTGGTTAAGGAGAATGTGGTAGATATGGCTATGGACTTATTCAAAGGTAAATTATGAGAAAAAGACAGACTACACCGCAATCGGAAAGTCAGATACAGCATAGCTGTCTGACTTGGTTCCGGATTCAATACCCGTCTTTGAGTCTTATGTTGTTCGCCGTTCCCAACGGTGGAAAGCGTGATGCCAGGACTGGAGCACAAATGAAGTACGAGGGAAGTGTAAGGGGTGTTTCCGATTTGATACTGCTTGTACCTAAGAAAGGATTTTCCGCTCTTTGCATCGAAATGAAGAGACCGAAAGGGAAACAAAGCGAGGAGCAGATAAGATGGCAGAGAGAGGCTGAAAAATTCCGAAATAAATATGTGGTATGCCATTCTCTTACTGAGTTTATGAATGAAGTCAATTCTTACCTATTATGAACTATATTGAGCTAATAAAGAACTTCTGGTTGCAACATAACGCATATTCGCTAACTGTCACAGAAACCGCTTTGTATTTCTACCTGTTAGAAACTAACAACCTCTGTAGGTGGGCGAATACGTTTAACCGTAACAATGGTAAAGTTCTTGCAGACCTTAGCATAGCCTCTCTAAAGACTTTGTCAAATGCTCGGAATAGATTAAAACAAGTAGGATTGATTGACTTCAAAACGAAGAATGGAAGCCCGAATGTAGTGTACACCTTGGTAAAATTTACCGAGGTTGGTGCCGAGGTTGGTGCGCAGGTTGGTGCCGAGGTTGGTGCCGAGATAATAAAACATAAACATAAACAAAAACAGGTGGGTAATTCTGGCGAGTTATTCCCACCGGACCAACCTCCGAAAAAGAAACCTCCGAAACCCAAGGTAGAGTTCATTCCACCTACCGCCGAAGAGGTGAAAGAGTATTTCCGTGATAAACTTCCCGATTGGGAACTGCAAGCGGATATTTTCTACAATCACTTTTCCGGTCTCGGTTGGAAAACTGCTACCGGTGCCAAGGTGGAACGTTGGGATAGTCGGGCCAATCTTTGGATAATCGAGAAAAAACAACAGGACAATGGAAAAACAGAAAATCAAGCCCAAAGACAAAACAATCGGGATGCTGATAAGGCAGCAAAGGCAAGAAACCTCCTTGACGAATATGCAGCCATCGAGCAGGGAAGTAATGCTATCAGCCATCAAGGAGAAATACCCGACCTTTAGTAAGGCTTCTGCCGTATATTCGACATCACTCCAGTCTATGCTTCTTGCAGATACCGAGAAAGCGTACAGCGAGAAGTCTCCCACGCTGTCAGACCTTGAACGGATGTACGGATATGGTTCCTCGTCTCTGTGGGTAAAGACGCAGTTACTGACCATTGATTTTGCTTCTTCCACGAAGGAGGGGGCCGATGAAAATGCCTTGAATGAGTTCTCTGGACTGTTCGTTAGCCAGTATCACTACATCAAACTGACGGAGTTCATATTGTTTGTCGCACGGTTCAAGCTGGGAAGGTATGGTAAGTTCTATGGTTATTTCGATACGATAACCGTTGGCGAAGCATTTCGGAAATTTCTTCGGGAACGGTCAGATGAACTGGATATTATCATTCGTCGACGCAATAACCAAGCTTTGGAGGAACAACAAGCTCCGGTAAAACGGAATCACCAACCGCCCGACGACTTACGGGCAAAACTGAATTTGAAATGAAAGAGACCAAACTGATAGCGACTATTCTGTCAATCCTGGCAGTATATGCCGCTTTTTATTTTGTCTGCTACTGGATAGCAGACTATTGTTTAAGGACTTACTTGTAACTGATGAAAAAAGACACACGATTATGAAACCAAGAAAACAACTAATTGACGCCGCCGTAGCCAATGGTAGCTTCAGAGAATGGGCAAAAGTTCCTAATGACTGGAAACCGAAGGAGATTGATTGAGTTATGAAATCATTGAAAGAGATATTATGCAGCTTAGAAGGGTTGTCCGACATTGAATTATTTGTCATAGACCTATTCTGTGGGGCCGGTGGTTTGTCGGAAGGCGTGGAAGAAGCCCGTTTAAATGGCAATAGATGTGCAAAAGTCGTTTGCTGTGTGAATCACGATAAGAATGCTATCCTTTCACATGATGCCAACATTCCTGATGCACTTCATTTCATTGAGGATATTCGTACACTGGAGCTTTCACCGATAAATACTATTGTTGAACGTATCCGTGAATTATATCCTGATTCGATGATAATGCTTCATGCTTCTTTGGAGTGTACCAACTTCTCGAAAGCTAAAGGCGGTCAACCGAGAGATGCTGATAGCCGGACGCTGGCAGAACATCTCTTCCGTTATATTGATGTTATAGATCCTGACTACATTCAGATTGAGAATGTGGAAGAGTTTATGAGCTGGGGAGATATGGACGAAAAAGGGAAGCCTATCAGCATGGACAAAGGCAGGCTTTATCAGAAGTGGGTGCGCAATGTCAAGAAGTACGGTTACAACTTTGAGCACCGCATCCTGAACGCTGCCGACTTTGGTGCCTACACCACAAGGAAACGCTTCTTCGGCATCTTTGCTAAAAAGAGTTTGCCGATAGTATTCCCTGAACCGACCCACTGTAAGGGTGGTAGGCAAGATATGTTTTCGCGGCTGGAGAAGTGGAAGCCGGTAAAGGATGTACTTGATTTCTCTGATGAAGGAACTACCATCTTCAGGGAAAAGCCTCTTGCAGAGAAAACGCTTGAGCGTATCTATAACGGACTTATCAAGTTTGTAGCCGGAGGAAAGGATGCCTTCCTCGTGAAGTATAATTCTATGAACCGTACGGGGAAATATAACGCTCCTGGGATTGACGAACCATGTCCGGTGGTAACAACACAAAACAGACTTGGAGTAGCGCAAGTTTGCTTTCTTTCCAAACAATTCAGCGGACATCCCGAAAGCAAGAATGTATCAGTGGAAGAGCCTGCCGGAACAATCACATGCAGGGACCATCATGCCTTCGTATCAGCGCACTATGGGAACGGCTTTAATCGTTCGGTAAACGAGCCGTCTGCGACAGTTACAACAAAAGACAGATTATCATTAGTAACTCCAAGGTTTATCGCCAATGAGTATTCCGGCGGAGGACAACATACAAGTATTGACAATATTTGTCCGGCAATTTTAACCAATCCCAAGCAAAAACTTATAACATGCAAGCCTTGGATTATGAATACTTCTTTCTCAAATATTGGTAGCAACATAGAGGAACCGGCACAGACAATAACCGCAAACCGGAAATGGCATTATCTGATGAATCCACAGTTCAACAGTGCTGGCGGCTCCGTTGATAACCCCTGCTTCACCCTGATAGCACGAATGGATAAGATGCCGCCCTATCTGGTAGCAACAGAAAGCGGTCAGATAGCGATTGAAATCTACGACAATGATAGTCCTATGACCGTGAAGATAAAGGAGTTCATGGCACTGTATGGCATAGTGGATATTAAAATGCGGATGCTTCGCATTCCTGAACTAAAACGTATCATGGGCTTTCCGGAAGATTATGTGTTAGTTGGTACACAAGCTGACCAGAAGAAGTTTATCGGAAATGCGGTAGAGGTTACACAGGCAAAGAAGAATGCCGAAGCACTTTGTGCAAAACTTAGAGATTTAAGATTGAAGAAATTAAAAGAAGTAGCTTAATGAAAGAATATATAGAATTTTTAAAAGACAAGATGGCCATCAGCCGTCAGACCGGGTTCGAGGTCAATCCGGATGAACTGACACCGTCGTTATATCCCCATGTGAAAGATACTGTTCGCTGGGCGGTGTCCGGTGGTTGCCGTGCGATATTCTCCAGTTTCGGTATGCAGAAAACCGTTACTCAGTTGGAGATACTTCGGGTAGTCCTGAAACACAAAGGCGGCAAAGGGCTGATAGTTTGTCCTAAACGTGTAGTGGTTGAGTTCCTTACACAAGCGGAACAACATCTGCACATGAAAGTGACCTATGTACGAACTATGGCTGATGTGATGATATGCCCGACTGACATCATGGTTACGAACTACGAGCGTGTGCGCGACGGTGAAGATGGTGTAAGAATAGAACCTTCCTCCTTCACCGCAACATCATTGGATGAAGCGAGCGTATTACGTGGTTTCGGTACCAAGACCTACCAGGAGTTCCTTCCCTTGTTTGCGGATGTTCCCTACCGCTTTGTCGCCACCGCCACGCCATCGCCCAATAGATACAAGGAGCTGATACATTATGCCGGTTATCTCGGTGTGATGGATACCGGGCAGGCGCTTACCCGTTTCTTTCAGCGTGACAGCACGAAGGCGAATAACCTTACCCTTTATCCGCACAAGGAGAAGGAGTTCTGGTTGTGGGTAAGTACATGGGCGTTGTTCCTCACCAGACCGTCCGACCTTGGTTACCCCGATACCGGATATGAATTGCCGGAACTGCGTGTACATGAAGAAGTGGTTAGTGTTGATAACTCCACTGCCGGAACCGACCGTGACGGACAAGTGAAGATGTTCCGTGAGGCTGCTCTCGGACTTGCCGACGCAGCGAAAGAACGTCGGGACAACATGCAGGAAAAGATTGCCCGTGTGGTGGAAATCATTAACCGTCCTGAAAACAAAGACGACCATTTCCTTTTATGGCATGACCTGGAGAATGAACGGAAGGCTTTGTGTGACGCCATACCCGGATGTAAGGCTGTGTACGGCTCGCAGGATGATGAGGAAGCCGACGAAGTGATAGCGGACTTTAAGGACGGCCGTCTGAAATATCTGGCTGCCAAACCGGAGATGCTTGGTGAAGGTTTGAACTTCCAGTACCACTGCCATAAGGCAATCATGTTCATTGACTACCGTTTTAACGACAAGTTCCAGGCGATAGCCCGTATCTACCGTTTCATGCAGCAGCATCCGGTTGACCTTTATCTGGTCTATGCGGAAAGTGAGGGAGAGATATACAAGAGCTTCATGCAGAAGTGGGCGCAACACCGCGAGATGGTAGCCAAGATGACCGATATAGTCCGCGAGAACGGTTTGTTCGGCTTGCAGGCAGAGGAGAAGATGATGCGGTGGATGTTTGCCAGCAGGGAAGAAAAGTCCGGCAAACTGTGGAGGGCAATCAATAATGACAATGTTCTTGAATGCCAGACTATGGAAAGTAATTCGGTGGACTTGATTGTAACCAGCATCCCGTTCTCCAACCACTATGAGTACACTCCGACCTATAACGACTTCGGGCATAATGAGGACAACGGCAAGTTCTTCGAGCAGATGGATTATCTTACACCGGAGCTTATGCGTATTCTTAAACCCGGTAGGTTAGCTTGCATCCATGTGAAAGACCGTGTTTTGTTCGGCAACGCCACTGGTGACGGTATGCCCACCATCGACCCGTTCAGTGAAATGACTGTATTCCACTACATGAAACACGGGTTCCGCTACATGGGGCGCATCACGGTGGATACGGATGTGGTAAGGGAGAACAACCAGACTTATCGGCTTGGATATACGGAGATGTGCAAGGACGGTTCAAAGATGGGTATCGGTTGTCCTGAGTATGTCCTTCTTTTCCGCAAGTTGCCTTCCGACACCTCACGGGCCTATGCTGATTTGCCGGTGACCAAGAACAAAAGCGAATATTCGTTGGCCCGTTGGCAGATAGATGCCCATGCAAGTTGGAAATCTTCTGGTAACTCTCTATTGAGCTATGAGGACATGAAAGGAGCCGGAATAGATAAGATACGCCACCTATTCAGGAACTACGAGCGTGGGCACGTCTATGATTATGAGGAACACGTATCATTCGCCGAAGAGCTGGAGGCATACGGAAAACTGCCAAAGACATTCATGGCCGTTGACCCGGTAAGCAAGAAGCCCTGGATATGGGATGATGTCACCCGGATGCGCACGCTCAATACCAAGCAGTCGCAGAAGAAACGGCAGAACCACATCTGCCCCCTTCAGTTAGATATTGTCGAAAGATTGATTGAACGGTATTCAAACAGGGGTGAACTGGTGTTTGACCCCTTCGGAGGTATCGGCACTGTTCCATATTGCGCTATCAATCTGGGGAGGAAAGGTCTGTCAACCGAACTCAATTACGACTACTGGAAAGATAGTCTTTCATATCTGTATGAGGCAGAGATGGAGGTCAGCGCACCCACATTGTTCGACTTAATGAATGATGCCGTATGAACATTCACCAGATAGTTCCCCGTTCGGATTGCACCTCCTTCGCCAAGTGCGGCAAGCACTCACTTGCCTATTGCAGGAGGTACGGTGCGTCCGAATGCGGACCATGTGAAATCGTGAGGAGGAAACCCCGTAACCGGGTGGTCGTTGACGGAGTGGAGCGTAAACTGTGCACCCGTTGTGGTAGAGCACTTCCATTATCCCGGTTCTTCGATAGGACAGCCCGTCGTAACGGTAAGGAATACCATCTGAAAGCGTCATGGTGCAAGATGTGTATGGCAGAGGTACAGAGCGAGCGGAATAGAAAAAGGAAAATGAATTGAGATTAACATGTGCAAAAAGAAGCCATTTCTGCACATGAAGTATTAACACGAGCGGAAACCGGTGGTTCTTGCTCACAATAAGAAATATATGAAACAGACAGTAGAAGAAGCAGCCAAACAAGGAGCTGAAGGATATAATATCGTCGGGCAGAATATTTATAAATCCGGATTTATTGCCGGTGCGAACTGGCGCATCAATAGCGTATGGCATAAGACTAAAGATGAAGTGCCACAAGCTCATGGAGAATACGAAAATGAACATTATCCGCAGATACCATGCCTTGTGTATGGAAAGTTAAGCACTGGAACTGGTTACGGTGTCCGCTATTGGAACGTAACAGAGCAATGCTGGGACGATGAAGAGTGCGATGATTACGAGTGCTCTAAAGATGCCATTGATGAATGGGCGTATTTGGATGATTTAATATCAACTGAAGAG